GCCGTCGTAAGCGCAGACGCGCGGTTTGCGCCGGATGGAGTTGCTAGGAACGTGCCGACGCCCGCGCCCGGCGTGATGCCTGCCCATGTGGTCAAGTCGGCATCGTATGCCTGCACGGTTGAGCCGATGGCGGCGGTGGAAAGGAGCGTGCCGGATGAAGGGAGGGTGATGTCGGTGTTGCCGGAGAATCGCATCCAAAGATATTCGCTTGGCCCTCCCGCGATAACTCCTAGATATGTAGAATCTTCCGTGAAAAACAAAGACCGTCCACCATATCGCCGCCAAACCCGTTTTCAAACTTCATGCCGCTGTAACTCGACGCAAAATTAGTGAAAGTCTTTTGCCCCGAAATTGTCTGCCCAGTTGTCAAATCCACGTAGTTCTTCGGCACCACAAACGTAATCGCTGTGACTCCAAGCGTGCCGCCCGCCACGACGTTGCAAAGCCATTGCGTTCCGGCGTTCACAGTGCCCGCTTCGACTGAAACAAAAGCGCCCGGTATTTCAGTCCATGCGTCGAAGTCGGTTGCGCGGGTAGGAGCGCCCGATGCGTTCACGGTATAGATGCCGTTTTCTGCCGGGGCGGATTGGTTTTTAATCAGGATGCGATCCGATGTTGCCAATACGATTCCGTCCACCGTGTCTCCGTTTTCAAATGCTGTTGCCAAGGTGCCGTTTGCGGTGGTCGCCACTCGCACGCTTGCTTTTGCGTCAGAACTGCCGCTTGTCAGAAAACCGTTTGCGCTGGCGAACGTGGCGGCACTAGGCACAATGAGCGCACCTGTGGTTGGATTGACTTTAACTGCTGCTGTTGGAGTCGGCATGGTTTATTGAAAGCGTTGCCAAACTTTGGCGTTAGTGCTGGCGTTATAGTCGTCGGGGCGAATAATGGACGGGCTTGCTTCGGCGTCGGTGCCTGCGCGGAGCTTGAACACTACGCCGCCGTCTGTGCTATGGTCGAAGGCGAGCAGGCCCGGCACGGTGCGATTGGTTGTCACAAGGCTATCCAAGTCGGTTGACGTGCCGCCGGTGTATCCCGTGATCGTGCCGTTGAAGTAACCGAACATCGAAGACGTGGCCGTTGTCAGGTTGCCAACATCAATCACATCGCGGCGGATTGTGCAGGAAATGGACAGTGCTTTAATCGGCGCATCGCTTGGCTGTGTCACCTGAACCTCAAAGGTGCGCGTGATTTCATCCGTGCCAGCGGTGGCAAACTCGACATACATCGCCCATGTGGATAGTGAAAGTGTGCCTGTCCATGTCTTTTCCCAAAGGAGATTACTGGTCAGGGTGAGCGAGGCTTGCGCGCCGACGGTGCGGCCTGTCAATTCCCATTCTTTGTCCGTGACTTTGTTGACATAGTAATAGTTACCTAGCTGCGCGCTGATGGTTTGCGCAGTGGCGTCGTATGGGAAGCTGGCGGCGATGGAATAGCCAGCCGTGGTTTCCGCCACTCCATAAACGCCGCTGGTGAGCGGGAATGAACGCGGGCCGCTGTAAGACTGTGTAACTGTAATTATCGCCGTGCCGCCCGATGCGGCTACGAATTGCGAATCGTTGTCAATGAAGGCGGCAACCTTTGTGGCAACCTGCGGGGCGGTGTCGCCGATCAATACGCCTGTCACTTCGATATTGCGGTCACAAGCGGCGACGGCGGCGGGCATCGTGGTCGAGCCGGAGTTGATCCACACGCCAACGGTGCCGGTGGCATCGGTCAGGATGATGTAACCGCCACCGACATAGCCAAGGGTGCCAGTGGGACAATAGATCGTGACAACTTGCGCGCGGGAAGTGTTGAGAATCCAGCTTCCGCCCTTCACGTTGCCGCTGATGGCGATGCGCGTAATCTGCGGGAGGCTGGTCGTGCCAGTCTGGATATTCGTCTGTGAAATGCTGCCGCTTGCGTCTTGCGCGAAGTCTGAGGAATAGGCGAGATAACCTTTCTTGAGCACGATCACTTGCACTTCCCGCGTGTTGGCATCGCCCGTTTGCACTTCTAGGACGTTGTTCGTGTCAACAATGGCGGGCGAAAGCGTGCCCTTGTTTAACACCATGAGCGAACGCGCACCTACTGCGGTGAATGATACAATGTATAATCCGCCGTCTTTCTGCACGGAAACTCCGCCAGCCGCAATGACGGACGCGAGTAGATTCAGTGCGGCGGAAACGGCGGAAGCGGATGCGTCAAAGTTAAGTGACGACGTGGTATTGGCCCCGAAAGTAATGGTGAACGTGCCGGAAGTTGGCGGATCGTCGGGCGTGCCGATGGCAACCTCCACCAGCGAAGATGCGTCAATGTTGGCGTCGTCAAAGCCGCTGCCAACGGAAGACAGAAAGCGAAGGCTGCGATCCCGCCCGTCCCTGCGAATAAAAGCGGGATTTTGAGCAAGGCTTTCCGAGGATGCGCTGGCGAGCAATCCAGATGCCGTCTCGTCTTGTAGGTTGATATTCCAGATTGCGGGAGTCATCGTTATTGTTAGTAGCTTGCGTTATTGGTCATTGTCAAGAACCCTTGTAAGTCTTAAACCAAGGTAGAAGGGCAACGAAGTCGCCGATTGCGCCTGAGCCGTAGTTTTGGCGCAGGATGCCGACGATCAAATCATTGCAAGTGTGCTGAATCATGGCGTATTTCACGCCGTCCTCGAAAATGACATCCACCTTTTCAAACTGCGTTTCGGTGCGGGCGGGGCGGAAGCTGACAAGGAGTTGGTAAATCGTAGCCCCGCTCACAACCGTCTCCCCGGCTCCGCCGCCCGTCTTGGAGTAGCTTTTCGGCCATGTTGCCCAACGCGGCCCGCTTTTAAGGGTGGCGCTTGTTAGTGATAGGTATGCGCCGACAACTACCTCCAGCCAGATTACATCCGTGCCGCTGGTAACGGAAACTGGATCGTGCGTCGGCACCGCAAAGTTGGTGATGTCAACTTGCTTATCCCATTGCTTACTCGTGTTGTCCCATTCGCTATTCGCCATACCCCAAAGGGTGGAAAGCGGGTTGAAGTCCACGTAAAGCCGTTTGCACCGCCCCTGCTCATTTGTGTCCGCGCCAGTGATGAACGGCTGCCAAGGTGTCAGCTTCGTGGGGTGAAACGCGCCGAAGTCGGCAATGTGATTGGCGTTGGCAACTTCGACGAGTGAGAGACGGTCGCCGCGTGCGTTGCCGACAATCATTTGCAGCGGGTTTTGTGCGCCGTTGGCAACTTCTAACGCCTCAATCATGTTGTTGGCGTGATTCAGCGCATCCACCACCTTGTTTAAGTGGTCGCGCTGTTTCACATTGCCGCCTTCAAACTGCGGGATGTTCTTTGCTTCGGCGTCAATGCGTGGCATCGGTTACGGCTGCGATTGGTTCAAGTTGATATTCCAAAGGAGAGAGGCGAAATCGAATGGCATGATGACAACCTGATTGCGCTCCTCGCACAGATAGTATTGCCCTTCCTGTGTCCATGTCGGCCCTTCGTTGACAATGTTAGCGATGCCGTTGAATAGATATTCTTTCGCGGGGAACGCGGCGGGAACAAGCTCGCCCGTGTCGGGGTCAACGCCGTAATACACGGGCACGTTGCTGATGCGCGGCTGAGACAACGGCACGATAGCAATGCCGCCGCGTGCGCCCGTCTGATTGACAATCTGGATGGTCGGCGTGATGCCGCCAAGCTCCTGCGGATACGTGGCAACGGATGGACGATTGCGCAACACGTATTTGATACCGACGCCGGGCGCTTTATAGGTGAGCGTGGTTGTCGGCTTCGTGTAGGTGATATTGAGCGCGGTAGTCAGTTGCTCCGTCATGCTATCCTTGTAATCGAGTTGCACGGTCTGCGTGCTCATACCGCCCCCGCTGATAATCGGCGCTGGCAGCTTGCCGTCAAACGTGCCCTTGTAGTTCACATCCACTTCCGCCCATGCCCGCCCTTTAGTGATAGTGTAGTTGCCAAGCGTGAGCGCGTTGTATTCTTCATCCGGCTTATTGCGATTTTTGCGCAGCGTCTTGATGAAATCGGGAATGTTCGCCACCTTGCCGCTATACTTTCGCGTGATGGAATCCAACCCCCATGCGTCAATCGAGAGTTGCGCGCCCGGCTGTTCCTCGAATGTTTCGCCTTTGGAATTTAGGTAGATCATTTGGTGATGAGTGCAAAAACCGCCAATGCAATGCCGTCAGAAATCGCCTTGATTTGATTTTGGTCAAAAACCGCATTTGCTGGCACTGGAAGGTTGCCTCCGCCCGCTACAACTCCAAGCAGTCTTTGCCTGCGTGCGATTTCTTCCGGCCCCACACTTTCGCCAACTTTTCCAGAATTAGGATCAAGGTTCACGCCGCCGATAATCTCGCCGCTCATGCCGCGCTTGATTTGTCCAAGTCCAAGGTTTTTACGGGCGCGATTCAATGCCTTTTCCTGCGCCTTGTCTGCCGCCATTTGTTGCGCTACAACGCCCATACCGGCACCGCCCGCCGCAATCAGCCCGTCGCGCTGTTGCTTCTGGATGTCTTGATCTATCTTGACCTTTTGAGCGTTAAGCAGCGCAATTTCGTTTGGCGTCCATGCAATCTTTTTGTCGAGTAATGCCCGTTCTTCGCGCAAAACCTCAAGCCGCGTGGCGGAAGTATCTCGCACGATTGCGTTCATGCTTGCCGCGAAATTGTATTCCTCATTCGCCTTTTTTACAATGTCCTCGGATGCATCTTTCATCGCCGCCGACCTTTCCAATTCCAGCTTTGATAACGCCAATCGAATCTCGTCACCGCGCGCCTCGGTCATTCCGATACTCAGCTTTTCCATATTCAGCGCGCCTATCTTTTCGGAGATCGAAAGCAACTTATCCGCGTGGGTTTCGCCCTGCTCTTGCAACTTCCGCTCGTTCTTGATGGCTTCCGCTCGCACCTTCACGTCGGGCGAGTTCATAAATTGATCTTGGTCTTTCTTCTTTATTTTTGCCTCTTCCGTTTTTGCCTCTATCTCCAACTTTGCTGCATAAAGATTCTCGGCGGCGTTGGTGCGCTTTATTTTCTGCAGCGCCGTTTCGTCGCTCATTTCAATCTGAACAAGGTCGCTCTTAAATTCGTGCTCAAGCTGTGCGTATTTCTTCTCCTGCTCAGACTCAATCGAAAGCATCTTGATTTGCTCGCCGGTGCTCCATGTAGCGAAATTAACGGCATCCTCCTTTTTCTTGGCGCGGATAGACCTATCAACATTGATCTCTTCCGCCATTTGCTTCTTTCTCGTGGCAAGCTCAATCAACTGAGATTCTTCTCCAGATAGTGCGCGGATGACGCCGGGGGATTGTTTCTCGGTGATTATCCTAGATGGCCGCGTGTCTCTTGCGTTCCGTAGGTTATCTTCCGTAATGCGCCTTTTTTTGTCGGCAATCGTGGCGAGAAGTGCGATTTCCTTTTGATGGATTTCGTTTAGCTCCTTGCTGTATTTCAATTCTTCCGCTGACCTTTCTCCAGCCTCTTGCCCACCAAGCGCGCCCGCTATTTTTGATGCAATCTCAATTCTGCTGGCGGCGTTTTTCTCGGCAATCTTGCTGGTTTCATCCAATACCTTTTTGTATTCTTCGGCGGCTTTTTCTGCCGCCTTGGTATTTGCAGCCCATTCGTATATCGCCGCGCCAATCGCAATAACGCCGCCGATGACCCTGCCCTTAGAGCCGAATATAGAGGCAATCTGCGATCCTTGCTGCGCAATGACGCGATTTGCGCTCATTCCCATTTGCAGCGACACGGCCACGTCCTGCGCCTGCTGTGAAAGCATCCCTACGCGAGAGGCTGCGTTTTGACCTCCGGCGAAAGCGGGGCCACGGCGAGCGCCAGAATAAGCATCGCCGCCCTTCCCTCCGCCAATACTTTGCTGCTTCTGTTTTTCTTGTGAAATGTTTTGCTCAAGCCGCAGCATCGTGCGCGCCTGCTGCAACGCCTCTGATGGCTTTAAACCAGCGTTCAGCCCTAATTGCACGTTCCTCTCTAGCGCCGCCATCGCTTTTAGATGAGACTCACGCTGATTATCTCCCGCCGCGACTGCGGCCATAAGCTTAATCTTCTTTTGTATCGCCAGCTGCTCTCTTCCATTGGCGGCGGAAATCGCGGATTGCTTTTCTGCAATCTGGCGGGCGGTTTCCAGTTCCTTTAATTTCTGAGCATTAAGAGAGGCCTGCGATGCCTCAATGCTCTTAGCAAGTTCAGCCGCCTTTTGTTTGGCGGCGATCTCTGTGTCATAGAGAACTTCCTGCCTCGCCATTCCTGTTGCGCGCTCTTGAGAAAAGCCTTGCGATTTGTAGTCGTATGCCTTTTTCCGCATTGCGACAACTTGATCAAGTGCCGCCACTTCATTTGCCAGCCCCTCAGCAACAAACCGCTTCCGCTCAAGCGCAAGCTGAGACATAACCTGACGTTCGTGTGATGCCGCGTTGTCCGTGGATGACTTCGCCGCCGCTGTCTGTGCCGCGAGAACCTGCGCGTTCATCGCAGATTCGGACATTCTTAATACGATCTCGACTTCTCCTTTTGCGGTCGCTGACATAGGTTTGCGCTTCGTATAAACCAACGCCCGCCTATTGCAAACAAATTGCGTTACTTTACTACAAAATTACTTCCTTTGAGCATTTCCTTGAGCACGCCCCCGACAAGCTTCTTGTCAATATATTCTTGAACATCCTTGGTCGCGTTGTTGATGGCCTGTTGAACAAACTCCATACCAACAGTGTCGCCTCCGCGTGAAGTATTGTAGAGCGTGACGCTGCACTGATTGTCGCCAGCGTAGGTGACGCTGAACGATTGGGCCGCGCTTCCGCCCGCCGCTTTATCCACCATCGGCATATCCTTCGCCCGAAGCCTTGTCAGCTTGTGCTTCTTTTGCAGGTAAGGAGACTTTTCGTGGAGATCGCGGGCACACCAGAGCCACCCGGCTGCTATGTATGCACGGGAAGCGATTCGCATTTTCAAAATGACGCTCATCACTTCTTTGACGGACTCTTTACTGAATGGACGGCCATTTTGTTTCAGCCATTGCAACGCGAGCCAAAATAACCTTGGTCGCGTAATCGTGCGCCCTTTGCCGCCGCTTGGTCTGCCGAGTGTGCCAGACACAGGAACGCTCATGTCGGCTTTAATTCGCTCTTTGGTGGCCTTCCTTGTCAACTGCACAAGTCCATCGCCTGTGCCGCTTCCAATGAGCACCTTCATAGCGGCATCCTGCACGATGTCCACAACGGGCGTGCGTGAAAGCTGCACTTTTTGAGCAAGTGCCTTGTTCAGCCCCGAAAAGTCATACTTTATGGTCACGCGCCGACTATGCGCGGGCGCGGGTTATTTGGCAAGTTCAACCACTGTCGCGCAATCGCGCCCTAGTAAGTCGCCACCGCCTTCTGCGCGCTCCATTATGGAAAAGGCGACCGTCCAGCCTTTCCATGTCGCCAGCGTTTTCTTTCCATTCTTAAAAAGCTGAAGAAGCCGCTTGGCTGCGTTACAAAATAGCTGCCTGCGTCCGCGTCCTGCTGGTTTCATAACTAAATCCTTTGGGTCGAATAATTCCTGATGCGTCCGAACAAAATGAGTGAGATTTCTGAAATGCCAAATCCGCCCTTTCGCATCCCTTAATACGCCATCAATGCTGCCATGATTAGTCGGCCCCTTCGATGTGAGTGTAGCTTTTTGTTCTCTCCCAATCATCGGCGCGATCCTCTTCTCTACGTGTTCCGGCTTCGCCTTCCTTCCGCGCATTATATCTGAATGTCGGCGTTTCTGTTCTTCTGTTCTTGGAATACCCAAGTGGGCGGCGATTGCCGCGAGCCTTCGTCGCTCAGCGCCTTCTGGAGATGACTTGTATTTTCCGGCAGCTCGGCCTGCAAGTTGTATTTGCCTAAACGCTTCGATCTGCTCTGGTGTTCGCTTCTTTCCTGTATTTGATTTGGCGATCCTGGCTATTACATCCGCTGGTCGTTTTCTTCCGCGTAATTTGTCGGCTGTTTTTTTGATAGATTCCGGCGTTGAATTGGGCTTTATACGGCCTTCTGCCCATGCTTTTCTGAGTCCTTCGGCGCGCGCCTTTCTTTGCAAGTCTGTTGGCGGATGTCCTTTTAGCGATGCTTGCACTCGGCTAATTCTATAAGCCTCTTGTTCGGCGGTGAGTTTCATTTTGCAAGCACCGCCCGAAGCAGCTTCCCCTTTTCCGTCACCCGTTCGTATTTCACAAGAATCTTGTCGCCCACTTTCGGCAACCGAGCGAGCGATTGCACGGGCACGCCGCCAAACGATACGCCATTGCGAGCAACTTCCACGCTGCACTTGGCGATGTTCACGGCGGCAACTTCAAACACTTCCTGCTGGTAGTTTTTCCAGCGTTGGCAATAGGGAGTGCGACCTTCGATGTAGGGGGCATCCACGCGCTTGAACACGATGCCCTCGCCGCCCATTTCCTTCACGCGCTCGCACAGTTCGCGTTTTGCTTCCTCGCCAATGACGCGCTGGACAACTTCGCCTTTCCACACGTCACAAAGGATGTCGCGGCGTGCGCTGTTATCGCCAAGGACAGGCGCGCCCATCAACCCAAAGATGTCGAACGCCACAAAGCGGCCTGCGGGCATCTGTTCGCCGTCGAGAACGAAGTCGAACGGTGAAAGCATTGCAAGAGCAACCGTTTCGCCGGCCAGTGCTACGCGGTTGCCCTCGCGGGTGATGCCATAGACTTCGTTGCCGCATTTAACCAGCCTGCGCCAGTCGCCATCGCATTTTTCTTCCGCCGCCCATAGCGGAGAATGGAAAAGCGGTTCGGGGTCTAGGCAATCGGTGAGAAGTTGGATGTTCATTGAGTGATCCTTTTTACCGCCTCGGTTAAAATCTTGATTCCAGATTTCTTGGAAATTCCACTGCTCTTTAGTTCGCTCGCCGCAAAATCAAACACCTCGTCTTCGGTTACGTCATTTATACTGCCGCCTGAAATGCGAAGAAATGCGGCGTGTAAGTGCATTCTAATTATGATTTCTCTAATCATAGATTCTTCCTGAACGCTGAACTTTGGCTTTTTGTTTTTTGGTTTCATTGGTTTCCGCAAAGAAAGCGTATCGCCGCCATTCCGTCAACATTATTTTACGCTTTTTTTGATAGCCATGAAATCAGCCACATTCACGGGCTTCGATTTGCGGGTGTGCCGTAGCTGGTTCTTCCCCATTTCATTTGCCGTCGTAAGCCACCAAGTATTTTCCAGCCGTTCGCCGTCTGCCTGCGATAGCTCCCATAAGATTTGTTCGGGCGTCATACTGCCCAAGGTGACTGCCGAGATAGTGCCTACGTAGAACGCTGCACCGCCCGGCGTCAGACGTTTCCCGATGCGCTGCCCTTTGTGTCCGGCTCCACGCTCAATGCGTCAGACAGGTCTTTGTCTATTGCGTCAGACACTTCCATTGCCTCTTTGGTGCGCGCTGCGCTGTCAATGCCGAGCTTTTCCGCCCATTCCATAGCCTTTACGCGAAACGCGCTTGCGGCATCGCCACGGGCAGAATCGCATTGCGCGGGTGATTGCGTGCAAATGAACAGCTTCAAGATTGCCGACTCGATAACGCTGATGTCGTCGGTCCGCACGCGAAAGAACGTGACGCGGCGATTGAAGGAAAAAGGTTTAAGCGTGATGCCCGCGAAGGTGAACACGCGCCCCATGTCTTGCGAGATATGAGCGGGCGTTGATGGTGCGTTGTCGTCTGTCAGTGTTTCCATATTGGTTTTATTGGGTTAGATGTTGAACTGTCTCTGCGGTGGCGTCTTTGCCAAAAAATGCCCAGTCGCCGTTCTCCGCTTGCACCGCAAGGCTTGCGACGGCGTTTTTCATCATGGCTATCATGCGTGCCCGCTTCCCGTTCGGGCCAAGGGCGATTGCCAGTAGGGTTGCGGCTTCTTCCTCTTGGATAGTGTCAATATCCATGCGAAAATCGGCGTTTCTGATCGCCTGACACCCTTTTTCCCATCCTTTCAATACCACGGAAAGAAGCGGTGTTTTCTGGAAAAAGTAGGTGCATTGATCTACTAGGTCGAGTCGTTGCGCGTCCTGCGGCGTAAACGGGGTTTCCGTCTCCCATTTGCCACGGCTGACAAGATGCCGCTTGTGTTCGGCGAGAAACTTGTCCGTGTATGTCATCGCGCATGGGAACTGCGGATTTACCCACGGGACGCCTAGAAGCTCAAGCGTGATTGCGAGAGGAGTTGAAGGCGTCGAGAAAAACTGATCCATTGGTTTGATTGGTAAAAGCGCGTGGTATTATTGATGCCGCCACGCACGGCCTGTTGTTTTGGTTTAGGCGATTCCAGCGTATTGCTGGTATTCAGCCGAGAGAGTTTTCCAGCCCGTAGCGGATTGATCCACCTTGGCGCTGTTCATATACACGCCGCCCACAGCCATTGGCAGAAGCCCGTTGGCGGTTGCGCCCGTGACGCCGAGTGTGTTTGTCAGCGTGACGGCGGCGTAGAAAGTTGCGTCAACAATGCCCGTGGCAGAATTGATTTCGCCCGTGATGCTGATTTTGTTGCAAATCGCGCCACGCGCTTCGTTGATGCGCTCGCCTTCGCGGTTTGTGAGCGGGTCGGTGAACTCAGGCTCAAAGCTGAGTCCGAGAGATTTGATGAGGATGCCCGTTTCGTCGGCGGGGATTCCGTGCGTTGGGCCTGCTGTTCCGATGATAGTCATGGTATAAAAAAGTAAGAGTAAGAGTTTCATGCGGATTGGTTGGGATTGGTTTTGTTGCTTATTGCAACTTAGTGGCGATTAGTCAAGACGTAACTACGCGAAAAGTTCGTGACCATTCGCGCACTTGCGATCCCGGCCCTTGCCGACTTCCGCCGTCTGCGGCTTTGATTTGAAAATAGCCGTTCGTTGCGCCGTAAAGCGTGTTGAAAAGAGCCGTGGTTGCTGCCGGTGGAGAGCCAGCAAAAGCGGCGTCAATGGCCGTGCTCCATAGCTGCAACTTCGCCATGTCGGTAATGCTGGCAAGCCGCATTTCAACGGTCAACTCCGCGCCCCAACGGGACGGCGCTTCTCCCTCATCTTTGTTGCCAAGCTCCACCTCTCGCGGGTCGCATTTCACGATGATTCTGTCCTTGTCCGCGCCATCGTCAACGTCGCGGTGCAATGCCGCTGGCAAATCCGTCTGCGCGGCGAGAATGGTAATGACCATGCGCTCAATATCGTATTCAGCGAAGTTGCTCATAAGCCTGCGCGCTTTCCAAGTTTCAAGTAAATCATGCCGTCGTGAATGTTCGTATCCATTACGTCATACGTGCCATCCGCCCCACTAGAAGCCGCAATAACGGCGGTATTGTTCTTGACTGGCAAGGTTGCCCATGAAGATACCTTCGAGCTGATTTGCGGCCCGTCTGGATCGCACGTTGCGCCATCGAATATCTGCGCGTCAATCGGGTTGTCACCAACAAGGATGTCGGTTGCCGTGATTGCGCCGATTGTCAGCGTGGGCGATGAACCGCGAGCTTCATTGATCGAAGTCACAAGTTCGTCAAAAGCTGCGGTGATAAGGCTCATGTTTTAGTAAAAAGGCCGCGCCCGTATCGCTACGATGCGCGGCCCTTTTGAAGCTGCTATTGCGGGTCGCTATTAGCCAACGATGATTGCGAGATGTTCGGGTTTGATAACCGTGACGCCCCAACAGACACCAACCTCGTAATGCACCATGCGGTCGCCGGGATACATCGAAAGCTCGAAAGAGATTCCGCTGAGTGGGTCGGTGATTACTTGGCGGTCAGTGGCGAGGTCGCCCTGCACGCTTGCGGGGAGGCGGGTGGAAAGGAGGATGGAGTTGCGGCTAAATGCAGTGTTGCGGGCAGAAGTTCCAAAGACGGTAATCGCTTTGGTTGCCGCGCTCATTGCAACGCGCAAGCCGGGTTCAGCCAGTGTGATTGTGCCGCCGTTGGAAACATCGCCATCTCCGCTTGCAACTACATACTTATTGCTGTCGCCAGCAAAGGTGATGATGTCGCCCGCGAGGATAGTGCCAGTTCCGGCTGATGCCAGCGTGAGAACGGTTGCGCCGACTGCGTAGCCTGCATTATCCGTGGTCGCGCTTGCGGCGGTTCCTTTCGTGGTTGTCTGAATCTGAGCGGATTCGCGGAGGTTGAATCCAAAGAGATTGCCGAGCAAGCCTTGACGCAAGAGACTTCCGCCGTCGCCAGCTTCGTTCACTTTGTAAAGGTTGCTTGTCGAGCGAAGGGCAACGCCCGCCGTGGTGTCAAAGACGCTGGTGCGATCCGTGGAAGGCGCGCCGTTGTCGTCGAGAATCTTTTTAGCCTGCGCCCAATCCGCGAGGACGGGAGCCGTGCCAGCGGTTGCGCCGAAAGCGCGTGATGCACCGTTCTTTGCGGCAACTGCGATGTCCACTTCGATTTCGTTCACAGCGGCACGAAGTGCTTGCGCGATCTGCTGCTCGTTGATGGACAGATAGCCGGGGCCTGCGTCCATTGCTTTGCGCTCTTCGTTCTGCCAAGAGAACGGGAAAGCGCGCTGCTTAGTGAGCGAGTGCGATTTGCTGCCGATGGTTTGATAGGCGGCGGTCGGAAACGCCATTGCGGGCGTGATGTCCTTACCTGCCGAGTTGACTGGCGCTTGCGGGATGTAGATAGTTTGACCAACGGCGAGCATTTCGGCGCTAGGGTCAAGCTGAACGGATGGAATGAAGCCAACCAGTTCACGCGACACAACATTAAGTGCGCGGTAAGCGGAAGGAATCAGGTTGGTAAGTGTATTATTAGCCATTTGAGTTAGTTATTTGAGAGTTGTGAGTTGTGATTGGTTAGTCTTTAATCTTTCCGCCATTCATGCAGTGGGCGGCTTGCTCGCTTGGTGAAAGAGCGGTGAACGCAGAGCGCGAAAGCACATTTGCGCCGGATGTTTCGGATGAAAATGCGGTTGGTTTGGATTTGAACTCGTTCTCCAAAACCCACTCTTTGAAATCTGGTAGCGATTTGCCATCCTCGATGTGAGTAAAGAGCGCGTCGTTTAGATCAATGTGGCGAAGTGCGGAAATGTCTTTTGCCCACTTGCGAAGTTCTGCAACGCGAGTGCGTTCGCCAGAAATTGCGGCGGCTTTTACTTCCTCTGCCGATAGTTCAGCGGCGGGAGTTTCAACGGGCGTTTCCGTAGGAGTTTCCACAACTGCGGGCGCGGGAGTTTCGGCTGGTGTCGGTTTTTCCACTGGCGTTTCTGCGACTTCGTTTTCCTTCGTCATGTTTTGCTTATTGCAACTTACTTGCGTTAAGTCAAGCGCCTTTTTCTCGCCGATGTTGATTTCTTTGAGTCCGCACTTGGGCTCTTCGCTGCGAGAACGTCCAAGGCCAACCGTAGGATCGGCGGGAATTGTCACTAGCGATGCTTCGTGAATTGCGAATTTGAATTTGTATGCGGGGATTCCCTCAATCTCTCCGATTGGCGTTCCGTCGTCCGTAACCTCGTAGCCGATGGAGGTGTCTTTCAATATGCCTTCCTCAACGCGAGTCTTGTAGCTGGCAACGTCCGGAGCGTTTGATAGCTTGGCGTTAACGTAGCAGCGCCCGTTCTCAATCGAAGGTGAATCAATCAGTCCGATTTGAATGTCGCGTTTGTGATTAAACAGCAATGCCGCGCCGTTGCTAAGACGGGACAAATCAATGCTGCCTTCGCTGTGGTCGAGCACCTCGTAGTATTGTTCACCGTCTGCCCAATTATAGCGGAGGTATGGAATGTCGCTGCAAATGCTTAGGCGCAATGTGCCATTGTCAACTTGTGACATTCCTTCGCGGAATAGTTGGTTTGGAATCTTGAGAGTTTTCATCGTGTTAAAAGTTTGGTTTCTTGCGTTAGTAATGGTTTCGGGATTGGCAGGAATTTAATCTTCTTCTTCTTCCATTTCTGGTTTTGGATTGGTTGCGGCTGCATCTTCATCGTCTAGTTCCTCGGCGGTTTGATTGACTTGTTCCATTGTGTCTGCTGTGGTCGCGCATGACATACCAAGGCTTTCCAACATCATTTCTTCCTCGGCTAGTTGAATGATGGTATCCTCAAAGTCGCCGCTCTCGCCGCATACGCCGCTTTCAATGACTGCGGTGCGCGATGTGAACTTATTGGAGATTGCGGAAGCTGCCGCATTGACTTCCTTCATCGGGTCAACGCCCGGCCAACGACGCGCTTGGAAATGCGGCTTGTTGAACTTCTCAAACTTGGAGACTGGCAGCTTAATTGCCTGCGTGATGAGTGCCATTTTCAGCCACTCTTCAAAGATGCGACGTTCGGCCATTTCAATATCGAACTCTTGGAGCATCTGCCACGCGCCCGTTGTCGAGAGGCGATCCAATCGGCCCGCGCTGAAATTGATCTCCGCGTAGTTTTGGCCAATCACAGGGAATGAAGCGCCGGGAAGTCCCGCGCAGAACTCGCGGAGGTTTTCGTTTCGGAACGCGCCAAAGTTTTGATTTGGGTTGTTCGGATTGTTGATGGTTGCCTTAATGCCGGGCGGCAATCCTATCATGCCGCCGGGATTCATCTGCATTGCCAGTTGATTAAGATCGCGAGGGTCTGGCGCGGCAACCGTTGTGGCGTCCTCGCCGCCAAGCTCAGACTCGAAAAAGATGTTTGAGCACGCACCTACGCGAGCCGCAACAACTGCCGCCTCGGTGTATTTCTGCAACTGGCGCGCATTACTCATGATCGCCGTCGCCCAAGGAACTGGACGGCTGATGTCTGAGTTGTTGTCGAACTTCGCGTAGTGGATAATGTCGTCGGCTAAAATACGCTCGTGCGTGTCTTTGCCGTTCGTTCCGTAAGACACGGGCACAACGCCTTGCCATTGATTAAACGAAGGGCGGCGGAAGTGATACGCAACAGGAACAAGCCCGCTGGCGTCGTATTCGATGCCCATGCGGATAGTGTTGCCCTCTCCCGGTTGCCCCTTTGCAATCTTTTGGTTCAATCGCCAGTCGCACCATTCCGTGTTGATGTGCTGAATCTTGATTCCGTATTTATATTTCGGATCGCGCAGGAAACGGATGAAGTGATCTCCGTCACGGGCGCACGAACGCAATCGCAGCATCCGGCTTTCGTTGTAGGATAGTCGCCCTGTGATTGTGCAGTTCTCTTTGCGCTGCCAATCGAGCCATGCACGTTCAATGTAGCTGTTGGCGTAGATGTCGGGCGCTCCTGCTTTGATTGTCGCCGCACCGCGCTTTTCTTCGTAGCCTCGCACGAAAATAGGGCGCTCGCCTTTCTTGACGAGATGCTTGTTCACCCTATCTCTGCGCTGCCAATGTCCGCGAATCTTTTGCTTTTCCTCTTCAACGTGAACCACGCGATCCGATTCCTCTTGAATCTTCATGCGTAGGCGTATGCCTTGCGGCCCGTGAACATTCACCGCCATTTCGTCGCCGTAGGCTTGAAGGTATGGGTTGGTTTTCCACAAGTCGCGGGAGTAATTCAGCAAATCCAACTGATTCGCCAAAATATCCGACTCCATTGAAATGTTATTCACGCTCCAATCTGGACTCAGCTTTTTAAGCTGCTGCATGAGCGCCGTGTAATCGCGCACAAGCGGCTTTTCCTGCGGAGATGCCTGTTTCACTTGTCTAGTTTTTGCTTTCGCTGGCATTTTATTGGAAATATGGCGCTATCGAGCGCGTTTTTGGTTGTCCGCGAAGTCCTGCCTGCTGTGCGCGTTCTGCGTCGAGTCGTTGCTTGAGTTGCGAAATTATGCTGACAAGCGAAGATTGGTTTTCCTTCGTGAAGCTCTGCCCGTTAAACGAAACACTGCTGTTTTTGTTTGCCAGCAATGAAAGTAGCGCCGTGTTTGCGGCGTCGTATTGCTGCTCAGTGACCGATTTTGTCAGCGTTGCACCAAGATTCGGAAGAAATACAATCGTGCCAGTTAGCGCGGTGGCTGTTTCGCTGGTTGCTGTCTCCGTGACGCGGATCGCATAGTCATACGTGCCCGCCGCCATCGCCGCGCTGGTCGCCGCTGACAAGACAAACACGAAGTCGTTTCCGCTCGCGCTTCCTGACACGCTGGTTGGCGCGGTGCCCGCGATGTTGAACTTTAGCGCGGCGGTGTAGGTGCTGGCGGGGTAGCTGCCGAAACCTAGCTGAACGCGCAGGGTGTCGCCGCACTCTACGACATCGGGCATTTGTTGAAGTGTCTGAACGGCCATTTCCGTGCTGCTATGCACGAAACACTAACGCAAGTCAATTACATTATCGCGTTGACAATTATCAACATATCATTGATTATTAAGGTCAATGGACTTACCCATTGACATAATGACGGATACGCTGACAGACGCGCAGTTGGACGCCTTGGCTGATGAAGCTGAGTGTGCTCGCCGCGAGGATGCGTTTCTTGCCGCGCTAGAGCGTGAGCGGGAATCGGCTGGTGTATTTGTGATTTAAGCGCCGACACGCGGATCACCTTGTGTGTGATCGTCTCCGTCGTCTTTTTTCCACCCCTCGTTGTCGCCTTCGTCCTCGTCGTCTTGTGCGTCTGGAATGTTTTGCACATCGAGCTTGTAAGCGGCGGCGAGTGCCAGCCCGTGAGCGGAAAAGATACTGCCGCTGTGTTCTAGTATCGGGTCACGCGATTGCTTTTGTGCGCAGACGATTACAAACTCAAGAAAGTGGTCGCCGAGTATTGCGGCGACTTTCTGCATGGCTTGTTCTGCGGCTTCGTTCATCTGTGAAAGTGATTAGGGTGCCGATAATCATGCCGTGCGTTTCGTCCTGGTCGTAGTCAGGGAAGAAATTTCCGTTTCCGATTTTTGCGACCGCGCCACCTGAGCCGGTAAAACATATTGCCGACCACGAACACCGCGAGAACGAGCGAGCCAGCCGTGATTGCCTGTGGGAGTCCGGGTTCATTCATGGGATTATCCTTGCGCGATGCTGTAAGCGTCAACCATAGATTGTCTGATTGCTTCCATAACATCTTCGGGTGATTGAAACTTGTGCCCGTGCTTTTGCCAGCCGCGAATGTCGGACATCAGTTCAAGGATGGCCGACGCCATTTCCGGCGCACCAACGGCCCAACGGTGTTCTGTGTCCTCGACTGGCAGGTTGAATGTTAAAGTTGCAGTCATCGTGGTCTTAGGAATTGTTTCAGAAAATCTGGAATATCTGCGCCGTTTTTCTTTGGAATGTCATACTCGCCTTCCTCAAGTGCAATCTCAAAAGTGCGGTTGAAGAAGTGGCGCACGCCGGCGGCGGAAAACGTGACATTTGCCGCAAGTAATGCGGGGTTTTTCCTGACAAACGCCGCCCATAGCTCGTCTTTGGTCATGCGTATATCCTCCCGTCAACGATGCGGTAATTGTTCACTTCAAACTTGCCCTCACTATCCGTCTCCACCTTGGCATAGCCCAAATTCCATTTATTTAATGGCGCATAGCGCGGATGCAGGTCACATAACGCGCCGATTGAGAACGCGCTAACAACCTTTCCGTCAAGGTCGCTCTCGCTGTGCTGCGATGTCTGATGGAAGTGCGAGCACATCACATTTACCTTTGCCCGCATAAACAAGCCACGCGCTGGATTCACGGGGTTGCTGATTGAAAAGCGGTATTCGTGGCCGTGGAGAACGAATAGCTTTCCTAAGCGGATCGGTCTCATGTTGTCCACCATTTCGATGCCGAGCTTGTCGGCGTGTGTCAGTTTTGCCAAATCGAAGTCGGGCACATCGAGAAAGACGGCGTGGTCTTTCTTCATCGCAATCATGTAGCGATCTTCGTGGTTGCCGAGCTTCCAAATAATGCGCGCCTTCGGAAAGTTTTCGCGCAAGGTTTCAAAGAAAGCAATCGTGTAGGACAACTCTTCCTTGAACGGGTAATAGCGTGGATCGTTTTCCCATCGCCCGTGCTTGTAGCAATCCATGATGTCTCCATTTAGGAGTATAACGTCGCACTTATCCCGCTTCCCTTGTTTCAGCGCCAAAATCAGCGCCTTGTCATCATGGAACGGGATGTGAATATCAGACAGCACAAGGCACCGCGCCTTGCCGTCCACGTCGAAGGTGCGCCAGTCAATTTCGCGGGATCCTACGGGCACGCCTTCCCATTCACCAGCATTGCGCTTGGGGCGGACAAGATCGGCAACCGCCCTTTTTTGATTGCTCGGCCCAAGAAGTCCCATCACATTTCTTACTGCGGTGCGGGCGCGTTCTACGGTGGTAAAAAGGTGAGGGTGATCTCGATTCAACATCCTCGCCAGTGTTCGCGCTGGAAGAGTGGGGAAGCGGCGACAAAGATTCACGGCCTCGGTTTTCACGGGTGCTTCTTTGGTCATGGAACCATTGCCTAGCCTTGCATCCATTAGTTGTAAAGCGGAAAAGATTTATCTTGCCGCCGCCCGCAATGGCGGCTTTCTTTCGCGTCAACCAATCTAAATATGAAACGCTATTGGAGCACGCCCACCGTTCTCGATAAAGAGAGAATGACGAAACAGCAGTTGATCGAGTCCGATCAATTCGACGCGAAGCTAGACGACGCTGCCGTGATCGCCATGCAAACCATAGATGCGGACTGCAATGACTGCCGCCATTTCAAGCGCGGGGCGATGAAGAAAGTTGGCTGGTTGACTCGATTTTCCGGTCATTGCCTAAAGCTGGATGTGCCAGCTACGGCGTGGCCGACGCAATATAGCGGGCATCCGTGCTTTGAACATAGGCGCGGTTAAATCCACGCCCCCGCAGGCTGATGGATGAAGCCAATCGGCCTTTTCTGCTCCTTCGGTTCTGGCGGCTGCTCCTTTGGCTTTCCGTCCTCAATAATCTTTGCCTCAATCGCGTCAAAATTCCACTGGCGCAAACGGAACGCGGCGAGGTTGCCAACGGCCAAGTCAAGCCCTTCGTCTTTTAGGTGCGCTGTGTTGAGGAACTTTCGCACGTCCTCAATCTTGCCCTTCACTTTCTCAAATACGATAGTCGGGATGCCGGTGCAAAGCTGGCGGAAATACTGTTCATCGTAACGCTTATTGTAGTGCATGAAGCCGTCCGGGTGTTTTCCCTCTGCATCTGGCGTCATTCTCAGCCTTTGATTGATCAAATCCTTCGCTTCCCATGTGCCGATATGGTAGCCCTTCAAGTTTTTGGAGATGGTTTTCCAATTCCTGTCAATAATCGGGTGCCCGTGCTGCCCCATGCCCTTGCTTGCGCGCACTTTGCCCGTCACTCCTTCAATCGGCTTCTCGGCGAGCCATTGCAGGAAGCTGAACACGTATTCAGACGCCCATCCGCCGTCTATCATGGCGATACTCAACCCGATTTCACCGCCAAGTGCGTGCTTAAACTTGCGACGGAACTCCTGACAAAGCGATTTGCGCCACACTTCAACGTCCCGCGTGTTTCCGTCGAGAACAACGTGATCCATGCCCCATGATTCACCGTTCCTGCCGTGTGCTTTCCATTCCACTTCAAGGCGATTCACTTGAACGTCCACAAAAGCGGTGAGCACAAGCCCGCGCTCCGGCACAATTAGGCCGTAATCTTCACGCTTGTCATAAACCGCCTTCCATTCAGGCGGCGTTTCCGTTTCGTCGGTCGGATCGAATGGCAGCGCATCCACGGTATTGACAAGCACGCGCATTGCACGGCGCGGCTCTTCGCTGGCGGCAACTTCTAGCTCTTGCTGTGCCAACATCCCAAGGAAACCAGCGGGATATTTTACGGGGTCGGTCGGGTGCGGCCAAAGCATTGCGCCTGCGTGAAAGCCGCGCATCCCTTTGAACTCATTCCTTGCCCGCCAGTTGTCAAACCCCTGTTTGTGCGCCATCTGATAACGCTCTTCATCGGTCAACAACTCCTTGCACATCGGGCACTCCATGCGCGCTTCGTGCGGCTTGTCCTTGTCGTAGCGAAGCATCTTTCGTGACATGACGTAAGGCTCACCGCCACAGCGCACGCACGTAGAAAACCACTCATTAAAATCTGAGTTTTCCAAGTCGGCAGCAATGCGCGAGTTGCCCAATAGCGACGGGTAGCTTGCGGAGACACGAACGGTATCAGGATATTCAGAACCACGTTTCCAGAAGATTTGCACCTGATCGCCTTCGTCGGTCTGTTCCTTGGTGATTGCGTCTTTTTCGTCAATGATGAGAAACGATCCCTTTGCGCGCCTAAGCTCGCCCGCTGCGTTCGCCCCAAACATCCCGATCAATCCGCCGGGAAACTTCTTGTGCAGTATCGTGTTGCTGGTGATTCGACGGTTGCCCTTGCTGCCGTAATCATTAAGGCAAGGCGTGGTGTCCAATAGCTCGCCGCATAGGTTGTCTTTGCTGAACTTCTCCACCTGTCCAGTCGTCGGCATCATGTAGAGAATCTTGCGGGGCGCTTGGTCTATGGTGTAGCCAATGGCGAGCAATATGACGGTGGATTTTAGCCCGCGAGAAAATATCTGATAGCTGGTTTCAATCACGCGCCGGTCGAACATACTGCGATACATCCCTAATGTGTAGGGCGCGAACTCCCACTTGAACCGCCCGCCATTTGGTAGGCGATAGACTTCTTCCGCCCATTCCTCCGGGGCCATCTTCGACCACGGCGCAAAGTTCTTCTGTATTTGTAGCGCGATGCTCTGGCGGTAGGATGCGGCGGAAATGGTGTCGGTCATACCGCCTCTTTCACCTTGTCCGCAATGTCGCGGTGCTGAGTGTAAATGTCGTTAATCAGTTCCTCGGTAAGCGTCTTTCCCGTGTGCGCCTTCAGCATTGCGGCCATGTTCGCAAATGCCTCTTGGTTGATTTGTTCCACGACTTCAAGAGGTATTCGCTCTTTGCGGAGGACTTCGTTTTGTAGGTCAATCTGCTGCTTGCGAGCAATCGCTAGTTCTTTTTGCGCCTGCTCGGTGCTAACGGCTGAACTATCGCCGCCGCCAGTCCCGCCGCAATAGAGGGCTTCCAGCAATGCGGGTGCTTCATACTTCTTCGCCGTCCCGTTCTCGCCGCCAAGAAACGGGAGATTCGCCGCACGCCGCGTAACTGTGGTGGGCGACTTGCCTGTAAGTCGGCTGGCCTGATTTACTCCGAGGTATTCCATAGAGTTGTCGAATTGGTTGGATTGGAAAAGATGCGCCCGCCACGGATGAAAAACACCAAAGACCGCAACGGGCGCGAGGAAAGCTATGCACTAGATGCAAGTGGGTGTCAAAACCTTTATCTGTAAAAAGCGTATAATCTTGACACGATCAAAACTTAGCCTTACGGGTCGCGCCCGTTCGACGAAACGCAAGCGAACTAAAACATTCTTCCCAAATCTCCCGCAAACGTGGTTGGGTCAAGACGCCCGAAAACAGATGGATAAAAACTATCCAGCACCGTTCACTCTTAGTATTTTCGTAGCTAGGGGAAAATCGCTGTGCGGAACC